AGATTGGCAATCTATAGAAGAAGACCATGTTTGGGATGAATCAAATATTTATCGTTATTCTCAATATTTGAGAAACGAATTACTAGGAAGTGGTTTTAGAGTTGCTGTTGGAGATGGTAATTTAGGAAGTGCCGATGCTATCACATCAAACTTAGCAAAAACTATTTCTAAAAAAATACAGAGATATTTTATTGAGGAAACCCTCGATACTGAAGTTGTTTTAGTCATTGGCGGTAATGAAATATGGATAGAAAAACCATACGCCATCAATGGAATAAAAATGTCCTTGAAAGAATTATCATTTAAGTTGAGTAGAATTATTCAAGCCTATGGTAATATATTTAATAGACACGAAAGTGAAGAACATAAATCCGAAACAAAGAAAGCAATACGGAGAATAATGAAAACTCCCGAAGACATCCTTTATTGTTTGGAAAATAGAGTTCCCTTCTACTTTTTCACCATAGGAAAAAAAGAAAATGTTCGATTAAATCTTAAACAAATAGGAACATCAAATTACGCTCTTGAAATATCCGATGGTAAATGGGGTGAAATAAAAGAAAGTGATTTAACTACATATCTAGGTCATTATTTGCATGGTCATAAAAGAGGTAGTTGGAAGTTCTTAAGTCCTTCAAAACTTTATTCTAGAATCATGGGTAAAGACCCAATGGAATCTCAACTAAAAGTAATGATTGCTTTTCTTCAACAGAATAGAACTCAAGATATTGTTGAGAAGAGAGCCAAAGAACTGATTGAAGATATGGCTATACAGTTCAAAGATAGAATTTTAGTCATTCCTCCGATAGAATCCGAAGAAGGTTTAAGAGATAGTAACGGAGTAGTAAGAACACCAATGAAAGTCTTAGTCAAAGGTCAAAAAACAGATTGGCTTTTGGTAGAAAATATCTACAATTATAGCCATCGAAATAACCCTCAAAGAGTTCACACTCATTGTTTAATGACAGAAATTGAAAATCAAGGAGAAGAAGATGAACATAAAGTGACTCGTTGGAATGGCCCAATATGTATTAACACGGGTGGGAAAAATCCATCGTTGGGCGACCAATTCGCATCTAGAATATTTTCACTAATGAATGACTCTTCTATATCAAAGAGAGTTAATACGATAGGTGGCTACATGTTAAACCAAGAAAATAGAATAAGAATACCACTAAAGGAGTGTTTTACAAATGAAAAGAAACAATACAAATACGATGAAATGCTTGGAATGTCAATCCAATGACTTTAGCCTAGATACAAGGCTAGGCGAATTGGTTTGTAATGAATGTGGTTTGGTTTTAGTTACCGAACCCTTTGAGCAAACCTCCTATGCCTATGACGCTAATGGTGAAAGAATTAGAGAGGCTTGGAAAAACAACCCAACTCTTGTCAAAGGAATGAGACAGTGGGGTAGAAGTGATAGAGCAATACACACAGGAATTACAATGTGTAAAGTATTACTTTCATCACTGAACAGTGCCAAGTCTTTATCGGATAGAGTAGACCAACTTTACAGGTCGCTGTATCGAAAGCATGTCTTCACTACAACTATTCTAGAAGACAGGGCGGCGGCAGTAGTATATTATATTCTCAAAGAAGCAAACCTGCCTTTCACTTTGAAAGAAGTGTGTAAGGAATATGATTGTGTTGAGAGAAGAGTATTCAAACTCGCTAAGAAGATAGCAAATGAATTAAACAATACATCAGTATTTCTAATGAGAGATAGTAGTCCTTTCGCAGAGAAATACGCAGTGGGTCTTGGCAACCAAACATTTGTTTCAAAGGTTGGCCGAGTAGCAAACCACTATGATAACTTAGTAAAATTAACAGGAGATAATTTGCGGCCATCGTCGCCGGTAGCATTCTGTTGGATTGTTTCGTTATTAGAAAATATGGGTATAACCCAAAAGGTTATTTCCGAACACACAGGTTTCACGACAAGAGCGATTTACGATGAAACCAAAAGACTACTAAAAATAAAAAACACAAATAAAGAAGAAATAGAAGGGAGAGGAATAGAATGGATAGAAACATATTGATTATAGGCGCAGGGGGAATTGGGAGTCATTTGATTCGCATTCTTGAAAGTGTTGTTGGAGACGGAACGAAAGAAAGATTGTATAACATCAATGTTTCCGACCCCGACACTGTAGAATTAAAGAATTTAACATACCAAGACTTCAAGAGAGAAGACATAGGTAGAAAGAAAGTCACCTGTATGAAAAAACACAGTCAAGTAAATGGTGCAAACCCATACCCAATATTGACTGAAACGCAGTTGAAAGGATATGACTTAGTAGTATGTTGTGTAGATAATTTAGACGCTAGAAGGCTCTTGTATCGCTCACAGGTTAAGTGGCTAGACCTTCGCTCTCAAGGGCGTAATGCGGCCTTTATTTCATACAAGGCTGACCCATCAATGTATGATACTATGTTGGCAGGGCCGGACGGTTCTTTCAGTTGTCAAGGTGATTCTTGGGATGGTTCTAGTAAAGGACTACATTTCATGCACATAGCAATTGCAGGTATGGCGGCTGAATGGATTCAGCGTTGGTTTAATGGTGAATCAGTTAATGACTTTATGGTGGTGAATGTATGAAAACAATTGAAATAATTAAAAAGTGGGAGGATGCCTTCGATACTGCGTTTTTAGGAGATGCAGATAACTTTGAACATATAGAAATATTGATAGAGGCTTTAGAAAAACTACGGAGTGAAGAAGAATGAAGTGCGATGTTTGTCATGGTAAAATAGACGAGCATAGTCACAACGGTAAAGTTTACTGGACTGAGGGACATAATGCCGAACCTTTAGTTAGTGGTCGTTGTTGTGATGCGTGTAATAGTTTAGTTATTGGATTTAGAATGTTTGCCTATTCCAAGCACCCCCACTCAATTCATTACAGGCTAGAAATTGAAAAACAAAGAGAGATACAACTAAAAGTTGCAGTTATGCAAAGAGTAGATAGAGAAAGAGGTGAAGAAGAATGAATATATTTGCACTATCAAAAGACCCCGTAGAATCAGCCCAACAAATGCTAGACAAACATGTAGTTAAAATGCCAACTGAAAGTTGTCAAATGCTACACACTAATTCCCTTTACTTTTTGTTTTGGGAATCTCATGGTAGAGAGCCTTCTTTGAGAGAACTGAAAGAGTTTCATAAAGAGTCGCACTTCAAATACTTGATGAAACCTGCTATGCTTAATCACCCTAGCACTATTTGGGCTAGACAAACTAAAGCAAATTACATGTGGCTATACAATCATGCTATGGCCCTTTGTAAAGAATATACATTTAGATACGGTAAAGTTCACGGAACAGAAAAAAGAGTTAAAGATAGTTTTACTTTCTCTTATGAAGAAGATGACTTAACTCCTGTATCTATTGCTATGGATGACATGTATAGACTACCTAAAGAAAAACATTGTTGGGATTTTGTAATAAGGTCTTATCAACATTATTACTTGAGAGGTAAATGGGATTTTGCCTTTTGGAGTAAAAGAAAAGAACCGGACTGGTGGCCCGAAAATCACCGATACAATATGATAAAAAATAGAAAACCATTTGGAGGAATATAAATGAAATATACAGAGAAAGACTTAGGAAATAAAATAGATTATGATGACGATAGCGGCTCTTACTATGATGAAAGAATTGTAGAAGTGTTTTGCGGTATTTGCAGTGCTAGATTTGTTGGCCCAATTAGACAAGCCGGTGGATTTATTGCAGGGCATGAATCGTTTCACGCATGGGAATTTAAAATCGCTATGAATGCCGAAGATGGGATGGTGGCTTAAATGGGTAAAAGCGGAGAATGGTTTGCTAGAGAAGAAGAAAAAAGTATTAGAGAAGCAGAAGAGTATTGGGAATACCAAGAAACAATTTCTAGTGCTAGAAGTGAAATAATTCCTTTCTTACAGGGAGTTTGGGTCAATCTACATCAAGAATGGGGAGACGACGCAATACACACTAAAGCACTACAAGATGCAATATGGAAAGCCTCTACTGAAATGCTACCATGTCTTGAAGTTCAAGTAGTAATTGATGCTAATAACAGAGCGCACATTTCATCCGGTTCATCGGGATATGTAAGTTTCAAAGTAGAACCAAAGAAGATGAAATTACCTATCAAGTGTTGGTTTCATACTCATCCATTTGGTTCAGCATACTTTAGTGGAACTGATTGGACTACTGTTGCTATTTGGGAACCTGTAATGAAAACTGCCTATGTTATTGGTGGAGACGACCACTACGGTTTTTGGGAGAATACTAAACCTAAGCAATTAGAGATTAAGCAAAAGGATGGTAATTATAGAATACAGATTAGAGCAGGTGAAGAAGAATGATTGACACAGACAAATACGAAGAATTAGATTGCGGTTGTTGCCCGAAAATAGGATGCGGTATTGATTGCGGAGTTGAGAAGAATGATTGACACAGACAAATATATTGAAGATGGTTTAAATACTCATAACTTAGATGATAAAAACATGAAGTCGGTTGGAACATGGGTAGTAATTAAGAAAGACAAGACAACAAGTGCATCCGGTATTATTTCTATTGGAGATAATATTGGAGTAGTGCATGATTGTTCTGTTGATAAAACTTTGATAGGAAAGAAGGTTGTATTCAATGCAGAAGACAAGCACTTTACTTATGGAGAATATACTTTTGTAGATTATTCTAGAGTGTATGGGGTGGTTCCTTGATTCTACACGGTGAAGAAGCACGAAAGAAAATCCTTGAAGGTATCAATCTAGTGGCTGATACAGTCAAGCCAACTCTAGGGCCACAGGCTAGAACAGCAATACTTCAAGGCAATCCTCCGGTTGTTATCAATGACGGAGTTACTATCTCTAAGTATGTATCTAGCACAGACCCTTATGTTCAAATGGGTGTTCAACTTGTTCAAAACTTAGCGAGTAAAGCACAGTCTAAAGCAGGTGACGGAACAACTACAGCATGTGTTCTAGCACAGGCTCTTTGTAATAACATGTCCGAAGAAGCACTACAAAACATAACAAGAACTAGAGGTTTGCTCACAGCATCAAGAGACTCGATTCTCAACAACTTAGATAAATTATCCAAACCTGTAGAAGATGAAGACATTGGTAAAATAGCCACGATTGCATCGAACAATGACGAGGAACTTGGTAAAATTATTGCCGAGGTTTTTGAAGCAGTTGGTCGTGATGGAGTAATTAGTGTTGAAGAAAGTCATGGTCTTTATACAGAATATGAAATTAGAGAAGGTCTAGAATTAGATAAAGGATTTATTACACATCTTTTTGCTAACCAAGACAACGGCGATTGTTTGCTAGAGAAGCCTTTAGTGTTTGTAACAAATAAAGTAATAAGAAAGTTTCAAGATATTCTACCTGCGTGTGAATTTGCGGCTAGGGAGGGCAGACCTTTGTTCTTAATTTGCAGAGACTTACAAAATCTAGCACTACAAAATGTTCTAGCCAATGTAATTCAAGGTAGATTAAACATCGGAGTAATTCAAGCACCTAATTACGGCGATAGTCAATTAGATGAACTTAAAGACATTACAGCAGTAATTGGCGGTCGAGTCTATTCCGATGAGGCCGATGATGACTTGAGGATTGTTAATGAAGAATCCTTTGGTTCATGTGACCGAGTAGTAATAGACCAACTAAAAACAACGATTGTTGGTGGAGAAGGAGGAAATATAGAAGAGAGAATAGGAACTCTAAAAACATTATACGAATTAGGTTCTAATGAATGGGTGAAAGAAAGTATCTCTAATCGAATTAGTAAATTGAAAGGTGGAGTTGCAGTGATTAAGGTTGGTGCAGGTTCAGCAGTTGAAATGCGAGAAACTAAAGAAAGACTTGACGATGCCCTAAACGCAACTAAAGCCGCACTTGACGGGGGTTATATTGTTGGGGGAGGCTTGTCTTTAATCAAAGCAACCAAAGATTTGTCCGAACCTAATTGGATAAAGGCAACAATGTTCGCACCTCTAAAAGCACTACTAGAAAACAGCAGTGTGGATGTGGATGAAGTCTTTGGAGATATGATACATGAAATACAACAAGATATTGGTTTCAATGCACAGAATGGTAAAAAAGAAAATCTACTTGATGCGGGAATCATTGACCCAACAAATGTAACAAAGAGTAGTCTAAGTGCGGCCTTCTCTATTGCGCTAATGTTTTTAACTACAGAAGTCGCAGTTCTCATTGAGGAATAATTATGAAAAGAGCCGTCACAGTAACACTACCTGCCCCTTATGCGGCAGAGATTGTATGTCCTATATGTGATGGCAATAAATGTAGAGTGTGTGAAATGGCAGGAAAATTAAAAATAAAGGTAGCACCTAAAATACCTATTCAAAGAGCGCACATTATAAAATATGTAGTGGATAACTTGGCTGATGTTGCATCCGAAATGACTCGGATGTATGGCCTTGTTCCCGAAATAAATACCAAAGAAGTAATTCAAGTGAATACTTCTCAATATGAAGTCGTTCAAATATCAAGTTTAGGTGGGGCTTGTTGGGTAGTTAATTGCTTGACAGAACTAGAAATTCCTAGATATTTTATGAATAGACATGATTTAAGTAGATTCAAGGAGGGGAACTTTGTTGAGTGAAGGTTTAAAGTTTAATAATCAAATTGTCCGTAATGAAATAGATGCGGTCAAGATTCATTCGGGAGAATACTATTCAATAGAAGTAGTAGACATCCGTTGGTATAAAGACGATAAACCAACTAGAAAGGGTATTCGTCTAAATAAAAAAGAAGCAAAGATTCTCTTGAATGTTCTTGAGGAAATATTAGGTGAATAAAATGAAGCAATTTAAAAAGAAACTAAGCCCAAAGCACTTTGCTAATTGGTGCATAACAACAGAAAAGAAAATACCCGAAGTCCATAGAGAAGCCTTCAAGGAGATATGGCCCACTATTCAAAATACAAACGATGTAGTGAGGGGTTCGTTTATTACTCATTGGAGTATGGTTATGGGTGGAGATATGAATGAAGTGGCTATGCCTATTACAATAGGAACGCTGACATATCTACAATTAGCGGCACATCATGTTGGTAGAGGTGACTTAGTAGAAACCTTGAACAGTATGATTGCCAACATCCCTAGAATCCGACATGAAATTGAAGGAGGAATGATGGATGAAGAAGAATGAATGGGATGAACTTTCTAAGTATTTATGGAAAATATCTATGATGAAAAGTAAGTATTCTCAACCACTTAAAGATTTAGTGGTTATGGTAAATACAGAAATATATACAAACAAAGAGATGATTGATAATGACAATAAGCAGACTAGCACGACTAATGGAAACAATACAAGACTTGACCCCGACCGGACAAATAGCAGTGATTGATAGAGCATGGGATAATTTTGACCCAATACTACTAAGTAAAATACTGACCTTAGAACTACGCAATAATAATATTGGAATGGTTAAGGGTAAAAAATGGATTGCGAAAGCATTCGATATATTCGATGAAGAATTAGAGGGCTTGTATTCTACCTTTGAAGACATAGGAACAGCAACTCAATACTTAGAAAGTGACAAAGAAAAAGACCAAGACTACACACTAAAACAAATAGTGACTCTACTTGAGTATGATTGCATGTCTCACGCTGATTCTTTCCTTGTAATAAAGGACATACTACTTTCTCTTTCTTCACTTGAAAGAAAATGGTTTGTTCGTTATTGGTTAAGAAATCCGAACAACGGAATAGGTTTAGGACAAGTTACTAAGTCTATTGCTAGCCACTACAGCAAAACTGTAAGTGAAGTAAAGAAAGACATGTCAATGAACAGCATTGAAGTTATTCTCACATTCTATGAGAAGGGAGAAAAACCCCCACTCAATTTAACACATGGTAACTTTGTAAAGCCCATGTTGGCTAAAGAAGTGCCTATGGATAAGTGGCCCGATGAAAGAATAGTGGATTACAAATATGACGGAAACAGGTATCAAATCCATTTAAATTATACTATTCTCGGCCCATCTGTAATTATTTTTAACAGAAGTGGGAAAGTAGTGACGAATCAATTCCCCGATGTAGTTAAAAAAGTTACAGACTACAACAGAGAAAACGACTATCCAACAGGATTCAATTGCATTCTTGACGGTGAAATCTACCCTATCAATAACGACGACTCACCCGCACCACATAAGTTAATGGCTACAAGAGTCCACTCAAAGAATAAAGAAGAAGCAGTAAGGAAGGTTGCCGTTAAATGGGTAATATTCGATTGTCTAAAGTTTGATAGCAAAGTAATTATGGATTTACCATACAAAGAAAGACTTGAAGTTTTCAAAGATTTACCCGACCAAGCACATAGAATGCCCGAAGGCAGTAACACTATTGCATTCTACAACCAAGCAATAAGTGATGGTTTTGAAGGCATCATTGTCAAGGATGCTAATATGAAATACGAACCGGCAAAGCGTTCAGCAGGTTGGGCTAAATACAAACCTCCTAGAATTGAATTAGATGTAGTTATTCTAGGTGCTTGTTATGGAGAAAATTCTAAGTCTTCTGTATTCAGTAGTTTTGATATTGCAGTAAAAGATGGTGATGGTTTTGTATCTCTAGGAAGAGTTGGTAATGGTTTTACTGATGCTGAATTAGTTTCTTTGACTTCTACATTAAGAAAAATAGTAGACGGACATGAAAATAATATGTATCGTTTTCTACCTAGAAAGGTAATTACCGTTACTGCTGATTTAGTATCTCAAAACAAAGATGGGTCTTTAGGACTTAGGTTCCCTAGAAAGACTAGGCTAAGAGATGACAAGTATGTTCAAGACATTGATACTTTAGAAACAGTAGAGAAACTAATATTCGGGTGAAAGATATGAGAGAAACGGCCAACAAATACATAGAAAGGTTTGGGGCCGCAACAACACTCATGTTTCAATTATTTGATGAAGTAAATGATGGAGATATTTGGCAAATGAAATATGTTAATGGATTGATGTTGGCTAAGAAAGGAGTCAATACTTTACAAGAAGTGTATGTAGAAACTGGTATTCGTGATGATGTCTTTTTAAAAATAGTTTTAGCAGGTAATCAATCCGAACAAGAAAACAACATCTACAGAAACATAATGATGGGACTTACTCTTTTCAGTGTAGACCATTCTTACATAGGGATGGTTGTTGATGTTTCCTAAACAAGTTTTGATTGGTATTTTTATTTCAAAGGCTGTATTTGAAATACGGTTTTCTAGAAGTGATGAATCTAAAATAGGATATTCAGTGTTGCCTTCAATATGTATTAGGGGTGATGAACAGTTTCTACTTGACATCCAAAGAAGCCTATATCAACATCAAGTAAAGTCGCTTGTTAAGAAACAAGAGAGCAAACAAAGACCAAAACCGATTATGAGAATATCGGGCATCAAGAATACAAATAAAGTTATTCAAATGATACCCGATTCATACTCCGACGCAAATAGTAGTCTTAGTGCCTATAAGGGAATTATACTAAGACTTGTAAATAAAGAACACCTTACTCTAGAAGGTTTAGAATCAATAATGAAAATAAGAGGAATTTTAAATGGGATTGACAACGATTAAAAAAGAACGAGCCATAATAATTACCGGCAAACATGGCACAGGTAAAACAACAAAGGCATTAGAAATTATTCCTAATGCTATTATTTGCTATGCTAATGTCATGGATATTAAAGACCCGTCATCATTACCAATAGATAACGGAATAATAATAGAAGACTTACATTACAAACCTAAGAAAGAGGTCATACTAGATGTTCTTAGAAAATATAGAGGCAAAGTAGTAATGACAAGTATCAACCAAAAGTCTGTTCCTAGTGAAATAAAAAATATGATTAAGTTTAAGAGAGCAGGTAGTGTTTCTCATTTGAGAGATTCTATCAAAGAATTAGCACCAAGAAGCGAAACTCCATATTCATTTGAAAGAGATATGTTTTCTTTAGTGGATGACTACCTAAAAGAGATGAACAGGGAAAAAATATTATTACTACTCAAGTATAATAATCCACCCGACACTCAAATTATTAACTGGTTGGCTGAAAACCAACACCCTAATAAATTAGTTTTCATTGATAGTGTTGTTAAGCGGAGATGGAACAAGGACTATTTTTTTGAAATGTTGGCCTATAATCATGGAGGTAGAAAGTTTGGAAGACCTAGTATGCCCCACCGTAGAGCCTATTCAAAAGTTCCTTCTATATGTAGAAGGCTTGGGATTAAGTCGGGCGGTCATAGAATATTGAAACAATTGATTGAAGATGACGACTTTAAAGAATACGCAAAGAAAAAACTAAACAATGGAGATTGTAGACTTATTGGATTAGGTGAAAAAAGAAAACCAAAACCAAGAGTCAAGAAGATTAAACAAATGAACTTAGGTGATTTTTAATGGCGGCAAATGTAGTAGCAATTAGAAAGATGAAAGCCTTCTTGAAAGGTGGGCCTAAGTCTACAGACCAAGTTTATAATCACTTAAATGATGAAATGAAATGGGGAGTTTCGATGTCGGAATTAGGAAGACTTCTAGCGAACCACGCTGAATTAGCGGGAATACAAAACAATACAGGGTATTGGAGGAATAAAAATGAAACACAAGAGAACACAGGCAGTAATAATAAAAATATTAGATGAAGAAAAAGAATTAACGACAGGTGAAATCTATGATAGATTGGTGGCATACAAAGCCACCACTTCTAATAGAAGACTAAAGAATAGCCACATAAATGTGACTATGAATTCTTTAGGTAATATAATGAAAAGAAAGACCTTTCAAAAGGTTGGTTTCACTAATAGAAACCCAACAGGACATAAGAATAGCCGACAGGCCGTATGGTCTAATAAGGAGGAATAAATATGAAAGCATCGGAAAGGATAAAAGAAATAGAAAATAGACTAATACAATACAAAGAACTACACGAAAATCTCATTGATATAGAAATGATTTATGATAACTTAGATTGGGTTGATATTTACAAACCTCATCATATAGATATTGAATTGCCTAGAGCAATTAACGAAGTTGAATCTAAAATAGAAGAAATAGAATCTAAGTTGGAGAGGATATAATGCTATGGACTGAAAAATATAGACCACAGAGACTAAGCGAAGTTGTCGGACAAGAACACTTTGTAATGGATGCAACGAATTGGGCCGTCAATAAAGAGATGCCTAATGTATTGATTTACGGTGGTTCCGGCACAGGAAAAACTACTGTAGCACTCGCACTCGCAACAAGTATGCTAGGAAAAGATACTGCTAGTAACTTCTTTGAAGTTAATGCTTCGGATGATAGAAGATTAGAAAATGTAAGAACTAGAATCAAAGAGATTGCTCAAAGTGGCAGTATTGGTAATGTTCCTTTCCGAATTATTCTTTTGGATGAGATGGATGGAATGACTAATGATGCTCAAGCGGCACTAAAAAGAATGATGGAACGGTATGCTGATAATATCCGATTCATTATTACATGCAACAATAGAAATAAAATAATCTACGCATTACAATCTAGGTGTGCGAATTATCACTTCAAGAGAATCACTTTTGAATTAGTCGAAGAAGTAGTTACAACTATTCTCAAGAGTGAAGGCCACCCTATTCCCGAAGAATTAAGAGCGTTTATATATGCTTTCGACGGTGACTTAAGACGGACAATCACCGAACTCCAAGCGTCAATCGCTACAGGTAGTCGGCTGAATGTTCAAGTCGAAAAAGGGCTGAAACAATACGAGAAAATAATTATCGAAATAACAAATAAGAATCCAAACGAAGTATTAACAAATCTACATAATCTAATCTATGACGGATTTTCTATCAAGGAAATCTGTATAGGTCTACATGACTTTGTTATTGCATCCGAAATGGATAACAATACAAAATTAAAATTCCTGCGAGTAATTGGTGAAGGTGAATGGCGTTCCCACAACATGACCCCGAAACTACTCGCTTCATGGATGGTGGGAAATCTCATATAAGGAGGTAAAAAAATATGCAAAACGAAATAAGTAAAGCGGCAGAGAAGTTGGGTATCAGTATTACTGATGCTCAATCGAAATTTGAAAATATATGTGAAGAGAATAAGGTGTCTACGGACTCCCCTCTAGCGAAAGGCTTGTGGCGAAGTTACGCTTCTCAACAATTGAGAATGAAGCGAACTGATAACACGACCGGAACTACAGAAAAGAAAGGATTCGGTGACGATGCTTTCGGATTCTTTATTTCCCTTGAAGAACCTAGAGACATGATGGCTTACAACAGAAAGCGAGCGATTGATGAGTGGAACCGTGACCCATTTAATGCACACCAAACAGGGCTAGTAGCAACAGCCGAGAAGAATGAACAAGGACAATATGTTGTCTCTCGCTATTATGATGGTGAAGAACAAATGAGAACTATGAATAAATTGTCGGATGGGGCAGAATACCTAGATACTGGCAGTATTATTATTCCTCTTGATTCACAGCAACGCTATCAAAACGGCGGAGAAAACAAGAACTACGGAAAGCCTTTGGCTAGAGAACTAATGCGACGAAGTGGAGTATTCATTGGTAAAGTCGGTGAAGACACAGACTACAACCTCTACTACTTTTCATACAAGAATGACGGAGGAATGCAATTCTCTCCATCTACTTTTGAATGGATTAACATGACAGTAATTAAGGATTCAAACAGAGAAGGCTACATCTACGGCTATTCAATGAAGACTCTTGGTAGTCTTTCTTTGAACAGTGAACAAGACCCCGAAGGAGACTTGTTCCGAGATGTTTCTTCTGTTAATGTGTTTGACTTGGCTAGTGGATTAGCGGCTGAAAATGTTGCATCATTGACACTACTTGATGCTAAACATCTTGAATTGCGTGAAAGAGTTGCAGTAGATAGATTCGTTATTACTATGGGAACTGTTTGTAATATGAACATGACTCCAACTTCTAATGGAAACCGTATTTTGAATCTTACTGATTTGAATGCAGACTTCGATTATGACACTGATGGAATGACTACTTGTTGGGTTCCTTCTCACATTAACATTGACTTTGGTATTGGTTCCGAAGTTGTTGTAGTGGGTAGAACCTCTCAACGAGAAGGGGAAGACGGATATGAACCGGCTACAATCAACCTTTCGGGAATCTATGTTACTGAAAGAAAAGGACAAGTAGAGGAAATTGGTGAGGCTAAAGAAGAAGACCTTGATTGGTTTTGATTGAGTAATACTCATGCCGTGTAAGTGTGGCGGTTGAATGACACTCAAATAGGTGCGAAGCCTATACTCTTAGGAGGTAAAAATATGTTAAGCGTAGCAGATAAAATGATAACAACAGACAGAGCGACAATACCGATAGACAGATTACAACATGTGTCTTATCAGTATTTGACAAACATTGACGGAAAAAAAGAAGTAGAAGTTAAATTATACACAGCACATCCTAGTGTAGTGATACAAACTTGTAGTGCTAAATCTCTAGAAGATTTTCTACATTTCTTAAAATTAGAAAAGATGGGGTTGAGCGATTGAGCGATTCAATTACAATTACTAATTCTTTCGTTGAGAAAGAAGGAACATGGGTAGTGGCTTTTGGTGATGTGGACTTTATTACATGGAAAGAAAACTATGATGATAATACCTATTTCATTAAATTGCACATAGGAACAAAAGAAACAAGACTACATTTAGACTTTGAAGAAGAAGTAGAAGAATTAGTCTCCGCATGGAAAAAATACAAAGGTGAATAAAAATGGATAAAAAAATACAAACGCAAATAGATATTGAAGGGCTTAGAAAGAAACTTCTAAAACAGACTGAACAGCATAAGAATGCGCCTAAAAGAATTAAGGTTGGAATTGAAGGTGATGCTAAAACAGGTAAAACTGGATTGGCTATGGATATGACTAAGAAAACATTCTACTTAGATGTTGATAATGGTTCTCGCCCAACTTGGAAAGCGAATCATAATTCTACAGACCGCATTATTATTTACAATCCGGCGGCTACTGATGAAGAAACAGGAGAGTTTCTACCATACCAAACTCAAGGAAACATTCGTTCCTTTATTGCATTGGCTAAAGAAACAGCAAAGACAGAAGAAATTGTTTTTGTTTGGGATGGAGTAGATACATGGCTAGACTATTGCACACTTTACATGACAGGAATGGAAACATCAAGAATGCGACCAATGAAAACTGCCAAACAGCAGGACTGGTTTCATAGAAACCAACCATTTAGAGAAGTAATGAAAGAAGTAGAAGCAATTGACTGCGACCAAATCTACATTACTCACACTAAACCTCCGTTTAGAGACGAAACTCCACAGCCCATATGGAATCGTTGGGATTCTCACCTTTGGACTGTTCTACAAACAACTCAAAGAAATACACAGAAAGGCATGGAATACTTTGTTACTGTTAAAAGTAGTAAATACAATCCTTCTCTTCTTGGTAAAAGAGTTTCTTTCCTTTCAGTTAATCGAACAGGAGAAGTAATTTGGACTGGATTTAAAGAACTTAAAGAGGGAAATGTATGAATAAACAACTCAAAAAATTGCCTAAGCATGGTGGATTAGGAGATATTGTATTCACTGAACCCGAAGAAGGAACGGGAGATATTATGTTCTATAGACCTTGTTTGTATCGTTGGAGTGAAAAAAGCCAAGAAGAATATGAGGCTGAAAACGATAGAAGCCATTTTGGATGGTGTGTTTATGGTGCTAATCCTATTTATGGTGCTATGGCTTGGATAGTCAAAGAACAACAGGAGGAAGAATAAATGAAATTTACAATAGATGCAAAGGAGTTTAGAACAGGATTAGAAGACATTATGGGTAGTGGTAAATATGCTCAAAGTGGTGGAGTAAAGTCGGGGGTATTAAGTGAATACACTTACTTAGATTTGAAAGACAATCCTAGCAATACTGCGTTTGGGCTATTGGCACTATGGAATGGTGATGGTAGTTACATCAACAAAATAGTTCTTGATGTAACAATACTAGACGACTCTACACATAATGCAACAGTGAACATCAAATCACTACTGCCTTTCTTGAAGAAAATGTCGGGTGAAATAGAAATAGCAATCCGTGATAGAGTGACTATTTCTTCCGATAATACTGTAATTACTTTGCCTAGAGTTAATCAACATCCACACCACGAAGTTATTCAAAGACTATATTTAATGGACTTAAACTTAGATGGTGAAATGCCTCAATTTAATGGTAAAGAATTTGAGGGTTCTTTTGACATGTCTACTGCCGATTTCAAAGAAGTAATTAACCAATGTGAATTGATAGGAACAGGTGTCTATAAATTAGATTTTGATTTTGATGAAAATGACTTAGGAAAAGTTAAGATTTCTTCAACAGTAGTTGGAGTTAAACAATATACCACTACAGTAAATGTAGAAAACGGAAAGGGTTATTCAGCAACGGTGGCTTTTACAGGCCCACTTCATAAGTTCTTCAAAGGAGATACAATTACCTTCTATGTTAAAGATGAGTTCCCTATACTACTAGTTGGAGAAGACCGACTACTAGTTAAGGTTCCTCATATGGAATAGTGATTATAATGATAATAACAAATAACAATAATAATATTTATCTCTCTTGGAGAGACATCAACGGAAACAAAGTGATTAAGAATGATACTTACAAGCCTTATTTTTATATTAAAGAAACTGCTAGAGAACCTGCCACTTACAAGGTAACTAAAACAATAACTAGAAACTATGAATATGAACATGGTGATTGGGTTAATCTAGATGGTGAACAGTTAAAGAAAGTCTATGTGGATATGCCTAAAGATATCTACAAAGCAAAAGAAAACTTTTCCCAAACCTATGAAGCCGATGTTCCTTTTCACTATCGTTATGCTATAGATGAATTAGATTCAATACCGGAATACAATATGCGTAAATGGTATTGGGATATGGAGTGGCAACAAGGTGGAGAACATGATAACAAAATTACTGCTATTGTTTGCTATGATAATTTTGATAGTCAATTCTATACTTGGACTTGGCAACCCGAAGAAAACAAAGATATTGTAGAACCTAAAGTAGAAGGCTACAATTCTATTTTCTTTATCGAAGATAGTGAAGAAGAAATGATTCGGCAATTCTTAATCTCTATGGAACAC